TTGAAAAAGACTTAAAGGAGAGTCTTGGAAAAGATTTTGATGTAATATTAGAAGGAAACCACTTTCATATTGAGTACGATCCGAAGGGGTAAATTATGCCGAATTTAGAAATGGAAGGATATAAAAACAATGACCAGATAGCCAATGATGAGTCCTTGTTTATGGAAGATGAAATGGCAACCAGGAGACAGCAAGACCCGGTTGTTACATCTTTATCAAGTTATGTGAAGAGATCCTGGGAAGCCGCAAGGGACGAAAAACAAACATGGATTGAAGCCGAAATGCTGAAGGTTAAGCGTCGCCTCAAGGGAGAATATGAGCCTTCTGTTTTGGCTAAAATCAGAGCCCAGGGTGGGTCTTCGGTTTTTATGCGCTTGACAGACGAGAAGTGCGAAGCTGCGAAAGCATGGCTATTCGATATTCTTTTAAACGAAATGCCTTTTGATTTTAAGCGTTCTCCTGTGCCGATGTTACCGCCGCCTCAGAAAGAAATGATTGCTGAGGAAGTCAAGGCAAAAACTGAAATGGTAATAGTTAATGGCGTTTATACTCTTCCATCAGATATAGACCAGAGAATTAAAATGATATCGGCTCATATTCAGAAGAAAATGCAGGAAGTGGCAAATGAAGCTGAGGCGGCTATCGAAAGTAAAATAAAAGACGTTGTTGTAGAAAGTAACTGGAAAGAAGCTCTTAAAGGATTTATCTCTGACTTGGTGGATTACAAAGCGGGATTTCTGGAAGGTCCGATTATCAGGAAAAAACGAATAATGGCATGGGATGAACAAGGTAATCCTCAACCCACGACGAAATTAATGGTAACATGGGACGCTCCGAGTCCGTTTGATATATATCCTCTACCGGCCAGTAGAAAACCTGAAGACGGATATATACAGAAACATACCCTGAAACCAAGATATATCCAGAGTTTAAAAGGAGCTCCGGGTTACGACAACGATGCAATCGATCTTGTTTTAAAGGACTATGGCAGCGGAGGTCTTACAAAATGGACGTATGAAACCAATCAAAACGAATTCGACAGACTGTCTTATAGACAGTATCCTGAGTCAGATCCGGAAGGAACAATCGATGCGCTCCAATTTAAAGGCCAGGTTCAAGGGCTTCAGTTGGTTCAGCATGGCGTGAGCCCTGAGAGATTGGGTGACTTGTTCGAGTCTTACGATGCTGAAGTGTGGCTTATCGGCAGATATGTTATAAAAGCCGTTTTGAATGAAAATCCTTTAGGAAAGTATAATTTATTCAAGGCTTCCTTTAGAGAGCGAAAAGACCAATGGTGGGGCGAGGGCCTTCCTGATTTAATCGAAGATTCCGACAGAATGTGTGGTGCTGCAGCAAGAAATATTGCAAATAACGCTGGCATGATAACAGGGCCTCAAGTCGGGGTCGATACGGACGCAATGGCCCCAGGAGACACCATAAAAACAATAACGCCACTCAAGATATGGCAATTCAAAATGAAGGATGTTCAGAGCGGAACAAGAGCTCCTATCTGGTTTTTTCAGCCGAAGTCCATGATTAGTGAGTTGATTAAACTATATGAGTTCTTTTCAAACGAGGCTGATAATAAAAGCGGAATTCCTAAATATTCTTACGGTCAAAAGGGTGGCGGCGGAGCGATAAACACAGCGACAGGCTTTAGCATGATGATGTCAAACGCTTCCAGAAATATAAAAAAGGTTGTTAAAAGCATTGACGGAGTTATTGAAGGATCAATCGAAGCTCTCCATCATTATTTATTAATGACAGATCCTGACCCGGTTTTAAGAATGGGGGATATAAATTTACAAGCTACAGGCTCAAAGTCGTTGATTAACAAAGAACAGGCGCAAATAAGACGGCAGGAAGCTTTACAGATGGTAGTTCATCCTGCGGTGCTTGAATTGATCGGAAGAGAAGGATTCTCTGAGTTCATGAGACAGTTCTTTACCGGGCTTGACGGTTCAACTGCGGATATTGTACCGTCGAAGGAAGACATACTGCTTCAGAATATAGTGGCGCAAAACGCTCCACAGTCGACAGGTAGGGGTCAAATAACCGAGGGTGCTAAAACTAATCAGGCAGGAGACAAGGTAGGAGGCCAGGATGTCAGAACAGCTTAAAGACGAACTCAACAAGATAGGCGAAAGTTCGCATGATAAACTTAATACCGTTCTTGTAGATGGTGAAGAGGCGTTTCTTCAAGACATACCGAACATTACCGACCACAGGACATTCGGTGATATCGAAGAGGATGAAAAGGAACAGTGGGCTGTAATGTATAAAAGCCTTGATGAAATCCGGAGAGACGACAGGGTAAGTGCTATAATGGCGATTGAAGATTGTGTGGAATATGCCATGAAAAGTTTAGGTGTGGACCTGTTCAAGCTTGTAAAAATAGAAGAGTTCTCTTTCTTCCCAACTTTGTCCAAGTTAAAGAAAATCTTCAGCGATGACAAGTTAAAGAAAAAACTGTTCAGGGAACATCGTGTAAGAGTATCAAAGCACAGAAAATCCCAGGTGGATGAAATTTGGCAGGAAGGTCTTCATATTTACAAGGACAAGGAACTTGCTTATTTCATAGGCGAAGCGAAGGAAATGGTTAGCGAGATGGTGCTTTCTGTACCATTTTGGCTGGTCAGAACAAACGTCGTGCTCCCAGGGGGGAAGGGGTTATTGCATTGAAAATCATTCAATTAAGCGCAGAAGGAAAGTACTTACCGGCCCTGAATGCTTTAAAGTTTGCAGGTCAGTCAACGAACTCCGTTAAGGATTTTTTGGAAGAATCACTCGCAAGCTACCGGAAATATAATGATGTTTCTGAGGGTTCTCAGGTCAATGGGCACCAGGGCGTTTGTCAGTTTATAGACCAGCTTTTGGGCATAATCGACAATGCCAGCAATACGCTTCAAAATATAGAAACGATAGACCAAAACAGGAGCATGGCAAGCGAGGGAAGTTCATTAACTGAACACCTCGACAGTCTTGACAATGACGGTGTTGGGCTTTCGGATATGGAATACGGATAAGGACTAAAAAATGCCAAGACTTAAAAGAGAAAAAGCTCAAAAAGACGAATGGTGTGAGTGGGTTACACCTGTCATGAAAGGTTATAGAATGGCTTGCTGTGACTGTGGGCTGGTCCATAATATGGATTTTATTGCAGTTAAAGTTTTACAAAAAACAGAGGATGGTTTTTGGAAATATAAAGAACTTGACCCAGATCAATACAGAATTATTTTCAGAGGACGGCGCAACAACAGAAGCACCGCACAGGTAAGGCGGCACATGAAGGGCGCATACTTTAAACCATTACCGAAACGTAAGGATTGCAAAGACAAAATAACTATAATGAATAGGCCAAAAATAACTTGCAAAACCGAAGAGTTGAATATATAGTGGAAATTGATAACAAACAGATATTAAAGGCATTGATTAGAGGGCTTAGATATTTGGTGAAAATGCTTGAAAAAGTGTCGAAAGGAGAGCCGGTATAAATGAGTCGATTATCGCAAATATTCTGGGCGTTAGAGGCAAAAGAAATGCCAACCATCTATGATTCAAGGGTTTATTTCACAAGTTTTGACTTAACAAATAGCATAACGCGCATGGACATTACTGCTGCAAGGCGGCGCATTATTAATAAAAAAAGGAGGCCGAAAATAAAAGGCGGGAGCTCATAAAATAAAACACATAGCAACCTGATACTACCGGATTAAGCCGCACCTATCAGGTTAAGCCAGTCAAACGCGAAAGCCTCACTGGAGTTCTAAAAAAAACAGAATTCCGTGGGGCTTTTTTTATTTAAAGGAGGTGAGGCAAGTGAGACATCCAAAAAAAGCAATAGACGAACTGACGGTGGCAAAAATTATTCCTCCGCCTTCTGTGGGAGATCAGGCATCAGCGATTACCGATTTAACCGTAACAGGTACTTACGCCACCGATGACACACCGATTGAAACGGCAATAAATTCTATTTTGGCAGCAATGCGAGATGTAGGACTGATAGCAACATAAACCTTTAACCCAATGAATACCTGAAATCAGGCTCTACGGAATACCTGAAAACAGGCTCAAAGGAGGTACGAAATGCCAGGGTTACCACAGGAAATTGAACAAGATATTAAAGATTTGGATGAAGGGATTTTCGCTAATGATCTGGCGGAAAAGATAGCGAATACCGGAGAAGCAACTGCAGGCGAGGAAGAGAACACTCTTAGCGGAACTCTTGACCTCGGAAGCAATCCTGACGAACCGGCTCCTGTAAAACTGGAATCCGAACCGGCCAAAGTCGATCCGACGCTCGAACAGAGATTTAGTGTACTGGAAGGCAAGTACAATGCTGAAGTGCCTCGACTGTCAGCCGAGAATAGAACACTCAACTCTCAAGTTCAGGGTTTGCAGAATGAAAATTTCGACCTGCGAAAACAGCTTGAGGACAAACCAGCGCCGGAGCCAAGCGACAAAACCGCTGAAGATTTGATCGCAAGTATCGACCCCGAAGCCATCGCAGGTTACGGGGAAGAGTTTGTAACCATGTTGAAGCTCATTAAGAACGCTACAGATACGGCTAACAAGGCGCAAGTAACGGCAGGAGAGGCGAAAAAGGGACATCAGGACACGACCCATTCGTCATACATCAATAACCTTAGAATGACTGTTGAGGCCGATATAAAAGCGGCAGGCGGCGAGCATGTTAACTTTGATGTGCTAAATGACAGCCCTGGATTTAATGCGTATCTGTCAGAAATGATACCAGGAACGAATTACGCAAGAAAGGGGTTGCTTACCGATGCACACACTAAAAAAGATCTCGCTTCGGTAACTGAAATCTTTAGAGGTTTCATTAATTTGCCAAAAGCTTCGCTCGAAACCGAACCTGAACAGCAAATTGACAATAACCCTCCGCTAAAAGATTTGAATGATATTTCCCCCTCACCTGAACGAAGTGCGCCAAACGCCCAGGAAGTATCAAAAGGGAAAGGCCGCATCTACACTCAGGCATTTGTAAACCAGTTCACAAAGGATTACACCCGGGGAAAATACGTCGGAACGGTAGAAGAAGCCAAGTCCGACTCAATCAATGCGGATATTTTTACGGCCATGGATCAAGGCCGAATACAAGGTTAACAAAGCGCCTTCTCTGTAAGGTGCAGCGTTGACAGAGAAGGGAGACAAACTTATGATAGCAGCAGCAGCAGGAACGCCACAATTCAGTGGCAATTTTATCCCGGAAAAATGGAGTCGCATGCTTTTAGTCAAGTACTATATAGCATCCATCTTCCCCGGGATGGCCAACACGTATTACGAGGGTTATTAATGGCTCTCTCTAAACAGCGTGAATTGCTGGAATATCCTAACGTAAAGACGAGGACAATCAGCAGCCAAGCTTCCTGGAAACAGGTTGAAGGTTCAGAGACTAACGCATGGAACCTAAGCTCACTTTGTGGGCATGGTGGTAAAGCGACACGAGCGCGCTGCGGTTTGTTTAAAAAAGAACCGAAGATATAGTCCGGTCTGCATGGAAACATGTAGGAGCCGAGGATAAAGAGCCTCGGACGTAAACACAACGGATATCAGAAATCAGGGCGATGTTGTAAAGATTCGTACCCGTCCTGACATCGAGATTCTTGATTACACCAAGAACCAGGTGCTTGACATTCAGCATCCTGACAATCCTCTCGTTGAGTTTCCGATTGAACGTGCCAAGTATTACAATGCGATTTGTGACGACATCGACAAGCATCAGTCTGACATTGCTCTTATGAGCGAGTGGGGGCAGGATGCAGCCGAGCAGATGAAAATCACAATCGACAGTGAGGGACTTGGTTCTGTATATGCGGATGCTGATTCGGATAATACTGGCATAACAGCTGGTAAGGATTCTGGAATTTATGACATGGGCGTTGCGGGAAATCCCGTAAGTATCACTAAGGAGAATGTTATTGACATCCTTATGGATATGACCGCGTGTCTTGATGAGCAGAATGTTCCGGAGAGCAATCGGTGGTACGCACTTGCCTCATGGGTGTGCAACTTGATTAAGAAGTCTGAAATCAAGGATGTTTCCATGACAGGTGATAGCCGGTCTGTATCCAGGCATGGTAGAATCGGTTCCATTGACAATAACCCTATCCTTAAAAGCAATCAGATCCACAGAGTTGTGGACGGCATTACTGGTAATAACGCTTATTACAACATGGCCGGTCATAAAGACGCGATTACTTTCGCAAGTCAGATCACCAAAACTGAGACACTTCAGTCTGAGAGAACCTTTGGTCGTCTGATCCGGGGATTAAACGTTCATGATTACAAGGTCATTAAAGGTCAGGGTCTTGTAACGGCTTATTCCGATAAGGCGTAGAAATCAATAGGGATTTTATAGTCCCTTTGGAAACTCAGGAGGTTTTAACAATGAAGAAACTGAAAATATTTACAATTTTCATGGCGGTATTTGCAATGCTTGTTGCTCCGGCACTTGCTGATACTATTGACCAGACCGCGAGCGGTGCGGGTACTGTAATGCCTAGTTCTTTCGGGAATGGGTTTTACAGAATGACAAAGATTATTGATTTTGCTGATGTTCTTACTGAGAAGGAGTCTGCCCTTGCAGCAGCCGACATTATACAGGTCTTTGACATTCCGAAGCGCCATGCGGTCTTAGCGGCTACAATCAACCCAATTACGGTAGGTGACTCAACTACCGCAACACTGGATTTAGGTTTTACAACCTTGCCCGAGGCTGACCCCGATAATTTTGTGGACGGCTACGATGCTATTCAGGTTGCGAGTAGTGGTGTTCCGATCTTCAACGTCGAAGGTTACGCTCTCGACTCAGCCACGACAGTCGATATGGTGATCAAGACCCTATCGGGGACTTTGGCGACAGGCAAGGTCAGAGTGACTGCTATTATTTGGGATATGAGATAAGTCGCTTCACTTAAAATTAGCCGGGGGTTTCGGCTCCCGGCTTTTAAAAAAGGATAAAAACGATGAGAAAAAGGAAAAATGAGGGGCCAGCCAGGTACCTTAAATTAGTAACCAACAATGCAGTTTTTACGTATTCCCCAATACTGGCAAAGCGTAGGGATGTTATTGAAATTACCGAGGCGGAAGCATTCCATTTGATCGATCCGGACAAATATCCGGCTCCGAAAGACCTTACGAACTTGAAGAACATCGCTCCCGAACTGATGGATATTATGTCCAAGCTTAAACCGGGTCAGTTTTCCGAGCTCCAAAAGGCAGCAGAGCAACTTGTCAACAGTCAGTCGGCCATTGATCTTGATGAGGCTACAGAACCTCCACCTGAAGATGCTGAACCTCTTACAGAAGATCCCGAAGAGGATGTTGATGATTCAGACGAAGAAAAACCGTATGATAAGATGAATATGATTGGGAAGATAGATCATATTTTCCTCAAACACGGCAAGGTGCTTAATCCCGACGAGTACAAAAAACATGCCGATATCGACGCAGAGCTTGAAAAACTCGAAGCGGAAGAGAAAGCAGCATGACTGTCGAAGAACTCATAATTCAGGCCGCAATGGAATTTGGTGGGTATGATGCCGATGCCGAAACTGGAGAGGAATACGCCAGGGTGTTGCTTCCACAGTGGGTATATTTTTTCAACAATTCCCTCAAGCAGCTTCTTGGAACTCGGCCCGACACGCATGTTAAGTTTGTGAAAACATTTCAATTAACAGCAAATGAGACTCGTCATGCCCTACCTGATGACTGTGTTCATTTTGTGAACATGACGAGAAACACGGGCGTTGCAGGCGCAACTCCTGGGGAGCCTATCAAGGGTCCGAAAACTATTGAAGACCTTGGCGTTTTAGATAGTGGCTGGCATTCTGACACAGGCGTTACCGTGATGGAGTTTTTTGCATTTAACAAGAAGGCTCCTGATGTTGTCTGGACATATCCGAGAGTTCATGCCTCAACAGCCGTAATGGTTGAAATTGAATATGCGTATCCATTCGATGAATATCTTGAGGACGACATATCAACAGATGACATTCCTGTTGAAGCTCAGTTTGAGCAGCCTTTAAAAATGTGGATGAAAAAGCAAGCTTTTGAAATCGATACTGATTCACTTCCTGACTGGAATCTTTCAATCAGGTTTGAGAAATCATTCTATTCGTCTCTCGGTATTGAGTTCCAAACAGGGTCAACGATAGCACCACAAAAGGAGCGAGGAAATGACTAAAACCTATGAAGAATTCAGAGAATACTTTGAGCCAGAGATGTTCTTCGCTCCCAAAAAGACCGCTATTAATAAAATCAGGGAAGCCGTTATCGAATTCTGCGAACAATCGAGACTCGTCTTGCTTGATGCCACAGTTATAGACATTGTTGCCGATACAAAAGAGTACGCCATTGTTTTTGATCCGGCCTATTATCTTCCTGTTGAGATCGGCAAAGCTTATCTCGGTGACGGTACTAAAACCGACACGGAACTTACTGTGACCTCGCGTAGGCGTATGGACATGAGCGTTGCCAACTGGAGTGTTTTAGAAACAGGAAGCGATATCACGCACGTATTTTTGACCAAAACTAGAAAAGTAAGAGTTTATCCCATTGCCGACAGTGATATTGATGATCACCTGTATTTGAAAGATGTTGCCGTAAAACCCAAAAGGGATGCCACGCAAATTGTCGATTTCATTTACGATGATTATCTCGAGGACATTAAGCACGGTGCTCTTTATTT